AACTACAGATATTAATGTTCCTGCAAACGTAGGTCTTACTTTTGGAGATGATGCTGAGAAGATAGAGGGAGACGGAACAGACCTTACTATAACTGGTGCAAAAATTAACATAAATCCAACTACTGATATTCACGTTCCTAAAAACAAAGGTATAGTCTTTGATGACAATTCAAGTGAAAAGATTGAGTCAAACGATACAGATTTAACTATAAACTCTGGCGCAGACATAAATTTAACTGCAACTGCAGATGTTAACATACCAGCAAACGTTGGTATAACTTTTGGAGACGATGGTGAAAAAATTGAAGGTGATGGAACTGATTTAACAATCGCTGCAAATATTTTAAAAATAACCAGTGCTATGACAAGTGGTTCTTCAGTATCTACAGGTTCATTCGCACACGCTTACTTTAAAAATAATGTAGGTATTAATAAATTAGCACCAGGTGAAGCATTAGAGGTCGTAGGAAACGTTAGTGGTTCAGGAACAGGTTCATTCCATCATGGTATTATAAGACAAAATTTAAAGTTCTTTGATGGTGGTGGTGAATACATTAGTGGTGATGGAACAGATTTAAACTTTCATTCAAGTGCAGATATAAACATACCAGCTAACGTAGGTTTAACTTTCGGTAATGATGGTGAAAAGATTGAAGGAAACGGAACAGACTTAACAATCGCTGGTAATAATATCAATCTTACAGCAGCTGCGGCAGTAATAGTTCCAAGTGGTATACCAATTCATTTCGTTGATTCTGCTGAAAAAATTGCATCAGATGGAACTGACCTAACAATTAATTCTGGCGCTGATATAAATTTAACTGCTACTTCTAATGTTAATCTACCAGCTGAAGTAGGTTTGACATTCGGAGCTGATACTGAAAAGATAGCGGTTGATGATAGTAACATAATGACAATCTTATCTAATGGTAATTTCATAGTGGATACAGCTGCAGATATTATATTAGACGCTGCTGGTGATGATATCCTATTAAAATCTGGTGGAACTCATGAAGGTAATATAAATTTTGCAAGTAGTAATCTAACATTTAAATCAATTGTATCTGATAAAGATATGATATTTCAAGGTAATGATGGTGGTTCAGGAATTACTGCACTTACATTAGATATGAGTGCAGCAGGACTTGCTAACTTTAACAATGACGTTGTTGCATTCTTTTCTTCAGACGAAAGATTGAAAGATAATATAATAAAAATTGGAAATCCATTATCAAAACTTTCAGAACTTCGTGGTGTAGAGTTCGATTGGAACAAAAACAAAGAAGCATTTGAGGGTGAACATTCTTATGGTGTTATAGCACAAGAAGTAGAAAAAGTTCTTCCTGAAATCGTAACTGAAAGAGGTGATGGATATAAGGCTGTTAAATATGAGTTAATAGTTCCATTATTGATAGAATCAATTAAAGAATTACATAAAAAAGTAGAGCATATAGAAAAAAATTGTGAATGTTTGAAAAAATAACTTATATTTATTATTAACTATTATTAACATAAATCAAGAGGAAATGTTATGGCAGAAGAGTCAAAATTAGTTGACAAATTAGAAAAAGAATCTAAAGAAACCAAATTCACAGAAGACGAATTAAAGTCATTGAAGCAAATTCAACAAGACTATCTTGAATGTCAAACTGCCTTTGGTCAGGTTGCTATTCAAAAAATAGCACTCCAACAACAAATTGATGGTTTAGCAAAATCTGAAGAAGATTACGCTAAAAAGTATCAAGAAACTCAGGTTACTGAGAAAAAAGTTGGTAAAGAACTGAACGAAAAGTATGGTTCAGGCAACTTAGATCCCGATACTGGTGTATTTACACCAAGTACCTAATTAAATACTTAAAAAAACAAAGAAAAATCCCCACATTACGGTGTTTGGGGATTTTTTTTTATATTTATAATTAAATAAAAATTTCTTTATTTTAAAACTCATTTAGGAGAAACTCAATGGCTGAAAGAATAGTAAGTCCTGGTGTATTTACTCAAGAACGAGACTTATCATTTCTTCCACAAGGTGTAGCAGACATTGGAGCTGCGATTATTGGTCCAACGACTAAAGGTCCGGCTTTTACACCTACTATTCTGAATAATTATTCAGAGTTCGAAGAGATGTTCGGTGGTCTTGATAAGCGTTTTTATACGCCATATACCATACAACAATATTTACGTTCCGCTGGTTCGGTAACGGTCGTGAGGGTTTTGGGACTAGGTGGATATAAACCTGATATAATTACATTATCTTGTAGAATTAGTGGTTCAACTAAAGATCACGCATTAGCTGTTTTAGCACCATCACGTGGAGCTGTAAACGGTACTGGTGATTTAACACCATCTACAGGTAGTGGAACTTTTACAAACTACACATTAGTAGTTAGTGGAAGTAATGTCACAACCTATACAAAAACAATTTCGTTTAGTACAGGAAGTGCAAATTATATTGGAGATGTCCTTAGTACAGATCCTCAGATATCAGATGATGGAGCAGGAACGACAGTTCCAGTCTATCTTTACAAAAACTTTAAGGGGATTCAACATTCCACAGGTTCAGGCGCTTGGCAAAGTGCAATTACCTCATCAACAGGAACACTTGATTTAAATTCAGGTGTAACTACATTTGATGCTGATGGAAATGCTGATTCATGGACAGGCAATAAAGATTATAATGTTGCTAGAACGCCATACCTACAATCACAATTGGTAGCTGGTTCAAGATATAACTTATTCAGAGTTTATACACGTTCACACGGAACGAATATGAACAAAGCTTATAAGACTAATATTTTGAATGTGAAGGCAGCATCATCAATAGCAGGTAGTGATTATGGTTCTTTCTCTTTACAGATTAGACATCATGCACCAAATAAAACAAAAGACAATCAGATAGTAGAACAATTTGATAATTTGACATTCGATCCAGCAGCACCAAACTATTTTGCTAGAATGGTTGGTGATAGGTTCGTTGAAATAGATTCAAATGGTAAGTTGACATACAAAGGTGATTATCCAAACTTGAGTAAGCATGTTCGAGTTGGTGATTATAAAAACTTAGAGAATATGCCAACAACCGTTGTTCCTATGGGACACAGCGCAGTATATATTCCTGTAGCTAGTGCACCAAGTGCATCTTTTGTTCACACACAACAGAATACTAATGGTGATTTCGATTCAAACATATTTTATGGTTTTGATTTCGATATGACTAAACGTCCTGATAATGGTGAATATTTATCACCTATTTACAAGACAGGCGCTACAACAGGTAATGTCTCTATGTCTCTTGAAAATATGTTAGGACACGCTGACGCAAATGCTTTAGCATCCACATATTCAGACGCTACGGAGAAAGTTACATTAGCACTTTCAGCTATTGGTCAGAGGAAATTTACAGTTCCTTTCCAATGGGGATTTGATGGTGATAATCCTGGTAATCCAAAACTCACAGGTAATGATATAAGTGCAACAAACACTATGGGATTTGATTTATCAAGTGCCACAGCAAGTGGTTCGATAGCTTATAAAAGAGCTATAAACGCTGTAAGTAATCCTGATGAGTTTGATATTAACTTGTTAGTAACACCTGGTGTGATACACAGATTACATCCAAAGGTAACAAATCACGCAATATTAAAAGTAGAAGCTAGAGCTGACGCTTTTTACGTGATGGATGCAGCTGCATATGGAGATACTATTGCTACAGTAACAAATACTGTAACTGCTTTAGATACTAATTATGCAGGAACATATTACCCCTGGGTTAAGATAGTTGATGCAGACACAAACAGACCAGTTTGGGTCCCGCCATCAGTTGTATTACCTGGAGTAATCGCATTTACTGATAAAGTAGCACACGAATGGTTTGCACCTGCAGGTTTAAATCGTGGTGGTTTGACAACGGTATTAGAAGCTAAGACAAGATTAACACACGCTGAAAGAGACGATCTCTATGAAGAAAGAGTTAATCCAATCGCTTCATTCCCTGGTCAAGGTGTTGTAGTTTTCGGACAGAAAACATTACAATCTAAACCATCAGCATTAGATAGAATCAATGTTCGTAGGTTGTTGATTGCATTGAAGAAATTCATCGCATCAGCTTCAAGATACTTAGTATTCGAACAGAATACAGTAGCTACACGAAACAGATTCTTGAATATTGTTAATCCATATCTTGAAAGTGTACAGTCCAATAGTGGTCTAAGTGCTTTCAGAGTAGTAATGGATGAAACTAACAATACTCCTGATGTTGTAGATAGAAACAGATTAGTTGGACAGATATTCATTCAACCTACAAGAACTGCAGAGTTCATTGTGTTGGATTTTGTTGTTCAACCTACAGGCGCATCGTTCCCTGAGTAAGTTTATCTTATAACATACGATGACGTATAATGGAAAACCCTGACTTTGGTTGGGGTTTTTCTTTTTATATAAAACTACTATAAAACTAAAAAGAACTATATATTGTCGATATTACTTATTTTTTAACTTTATGATATTTATATTAGAAGAAGATATAAAATGCTTTTAATGGAGACAAATAATGCCTGACATTTTAGATACTAATGAAATATTTTTTACCCCGTTTGAACCGAAAACAAAGAATCGGTTTATTATGTATATCGAGGGTATTCCATCATATTTAGTCAAAGCAGCTGCAAGACCACAGATACAGTTTGAAGAGATGGTTTTAGACCATATCAACGTTAAGAGACACCTTAAAGGTAAGGGAACTTGGCAACCAGTTGATATAACACTATACGATCCAATTGTTCCAAGTGGTGCACAAGCTGTTATGGAGTGGGTTCGTTTAGGACACGAGTCTGTAACAGGTAGAGATGGATATGCAGATTTTTATAAAAAGGATGTTACATTCAATATGCTAGGACCAGTTGGTGATATAGTAGAAGAGTGGACATTAAAGGGTGCTTACATAGCAACCGCAAATTTTGGTGAGATGGCTTTTGACTCAAATGAGCCAGCAGACATCACCCTAACATTACAGTATGATTACGCAATCTTACAATTCTAATAGGAGAATATAATGACTGAATGGATAGCAGCAAATTGGGAATATGTTTTAGTTGGTATTTACGCAATAGAAAAAATCGTAAAACTTACTCCAACAAAATATGACGATATCTTATTTGATATGTTACTTAAACCAATCAAAGAGAAATTCGCACCGTCAAAAAAATAATTTGTAATTTGAACAATTACTAATATAGTTATAATAAACAGGTTTTAAATCAAAATGATAATAATCAGAGGACATTTGCATGGCAAAAACTAACTTTCCAACGGAAGAGGTAAATCTTCCGTCAAGGGGATATTTCTATCCTAAAGACAACCCACTTGCTTCAGGTAAGGTAGAAATGAAATACATGACAGCAAGAGAAGAAGATATTCTTACTTCACCTAATCTATTAAGGCAGGGGACTGCAGTTGAAAAACTTTTAGAATCTCTAATAGTTGATAAAACAATTAAGTTAGATGATTTACTTATAGGTGATAAGAATGCACTCATTGTTGCAGCAAGGATACTTGCTTATACTAAAACATATGAATTTTTAACATCAAGCGAAGATGGTTCGGAAGCTACTGCTACAGTAGATTTGACTACTTTAAATGACAAAGAAATTAATTTTAAAAAATTAACGAAGAATGTAAATCAATTTCCATTTAAACTACCAAATAGTGAGAGAGAGGTAGTTCTTAGAATGTTAACTCATAAAGATGAGAACGATCTTACAAAAGAAGCTGAATCATTAAAAAAAGTTCAAATGGCTACAAATATGACAAGTCGTATGAAAAGAATGATAGTTACAATCGATGGCAACTCAGAAAGAGCTGCTATAATTAACTTTGTTGATACCGAACTTTTATCAGTAGATGCATTAGAAATTAGAAGGTATTTAGCTTCTATGACTCCTGATGTTGATATGACGACTACAGCTACTTACGCCGATGGTACAGAAGGAGAGGTGGCGGTTCAGATAACCGCACAGTTTTTTTGGCCTTCAACCGAAGCATAAAAAAGAAGTCTTCGAAGAAATAT